TGTTGTCAAGGGATAGTTACCAAATATATTGCTGCCTGACCTGCGGAGTTTGCACCGCCTATAATGTAAATATCTTTTTTCGTACACAGCTTTACTTCTGAGCTTGAAGCTCCGTAATACACACCTTTATTAACAAGATCTTCTATACCATCTACATTAAATTTTCGATATTGGACACCACTCGTTATAATAATTGAGTGTGTTTCTACTGTTTTTATTTTAGGATCGAAGCCAATTAAATCCATATAGCTTACGCGCTTTATTCCATTTTCCTCACTTATACCTACGACTGTTCCTGTTATTATATCTGTTCCAAATTTGGTTGCCTGTTCGACTGCGTTTTTAGTAAGGTCCGGTCCTGATAAACCAAGTGGGAAACCTAAATAGTTTTCGATCATAAAAGACATTCTTGCCTGTCCACCCATTTGACTTTTTTCAATGAGTAGTGTTTTAAGTCCTTCTGATGAAGCGTTTATTGTTGCGCTTAACCCGGCAGGTCCCCCACCTATAACTACGAGATCGTAAATACTCTGCATATTTTACCTTTTGTCAATTTGTAAATTATCGGACAGTATTATATTACCACATATAATCATAAAAGTCAATAGATAAGTGCATATATGATATAGTTAAGTTTGTTGACTAATGTAGATTTCTTGTTGAAAGTGTGTTGAATACCATCACAAATAAGGAGGTAATTAGCCTCCGGCGTATGTAATTTTTACTCCTAATTTTCCTACCCTCCACTCCCTCCAGTTCTAGGCTACCAGCATCTTTGTCTTGTGTGGAGAAAAACAAATCCTTAAAAGAAAAAGATGATGCTGTACAGCTAGTCTGTTTGGTATGTGTGCAGCATTGTTAAGCTCCTTTCGGAGTAGGGTTGTCTGCTCCCCTGTAATTATTTAATAAATGATTTTCCAATTTAATAGGGACACCGGAAATTGGTTTTAATGATAGTGCAATTCGACGATCATTCCAGTTTTCGGAATTTAGTATATAATCAATAGCTTTATTAGCATCTTCTTCATTAAAATTACGAACGCGAATCACTTTAATTCCACTCTTAATATAGTTTGCGTTATCTCTAAAATTATCATAATCTGGTTTATGTTCCTTACCATCCACTTCAATAGCGATACCTAAAGTATAGGACCAAAAATCAAATATACGATATCCCCACTGCGCTTGGCGCTTCCATTTAAACGGTGTTTTTTTAAGTTTTGTAAACATCCAAGATTCAGCCTTACTATTTTTAGATAGTAATATATTTTGCTTTTGACGCATCTTCATATACGCATGTTGCTCTTTGTTTATAGGCCATCTCATTATTACTATTAAAATTTATAATTACGTGGACTAATACTCATTCTTTTATCAAAAATAGTAAGTATCAGATAGACATTTTTTCCTGTATATTTATCTTTATCTAGCACTACGTTAATATAATAATAACCATTCTCCCACCTGGTTATAGGACCAGTATTTTTATATTTTGTTTTTAAGTGAAAATTGTGTGGAAGTATAGTTTCAACACTCTCCTTCAATAAGTTCACAGCTTCAGGTGGAGTTATACCATACAGCTTCATTCTCTCTGCTGCGTGCTTTGTATATCTTATAGCATACTGAGGCATCGAACTAAATGGCTTTATTTTCATATGTTGTTTTGAACTTTATACCGTAAAGAGGATCAATGATTTGAATTATTTGTTTTTTTAGTGCCATATACTTTTTATAGCTTTCATCATCGTTGCAATAAAATAAAGAAACATCACAGTATTTCTTGTCTAAATTTTTCCATAAAGCAGGTATCAATTTAAACAATATTCTTAAAATAAATATAAAATTTCTCATACTTAATTTTCCGGCTGTAACGTCGCCGGAGTACGCTGACATAGTCAGAACCAATGTCCTCTTGGACAGTGGTGTTTGCAGTCCTGTTCGTGACCACCTCGGAAAGTGCAATATTCTCCGTGAGTCGCGCAGTAACCGCCACATGTGATCCGGTGAAGAATCTTGTATAGGTATCTCATGCTACCTCCTTAGAACCAGTGTCGATTATGACACTGACACTTACCTCTATGGCCTCGCTGATTACAACACGTCGATCCGTGAATCGGACACCGCCTCCTGCAGTAGACAATGTCTACCATAATGCGAATGAGTCGCATCTACTACCTCCTACGTTTTCAAAGATTCTCCATCTTTTTTTATGATATCAAATTCATTTGTCGAAAAGTTATATTTCCAAACACCACACTTACAATGGTACGGAAATTCAATACTGCCGTTACCGCCTAGTTGTTCACCACAAACGGGACAGTGAGGCCGATAGCACTTCACTTGTTTATATATATACTTCATTAACTATTCGCAATTTCTAACAACACATCTGCATGACATGGCTGATTAAGTGGACACCAACAGGCCAGATTTTTACCTTTCAATTCTCTGCGTGTGAGTTCAATATTCTTATCTGTGATTTGTTTTTTAAATATTTCAACAGCTATTTTTCTATCAGTTATTTCAATTCCACCAAACAAAAGATGTTCGTCTATGGAGCCCTTTTCATTTATATAGATACTTCCAATAGAAAATGGATTTCCCCACTTACTTGGTCTACCAACATACACCGTATTCGGTGGCATACGCCATCCTTTTGCTCGTTTACGCTGTATTCTGATCGGTTTATCACTCATGGTAGTTGATATAGTTTTAACTCCTCTTTAAGTTTGTCTGCCTTACGCATAATCGTAGCCTTCTCATCATCTGTTTTAGCATATTTATATAGCGCACGAAGATCTTGAATTTCACCATTAAGTTTATTTGATTTTTTTGCAGCGTAGATAACGAAGATTTTAGGAGCGTTCTTTTTTAACATCTGAACAAGTTTTATTTGATCGTCCATAATAAAAAAGCCTAGCACAACCGCCCATCTTTTTACGGATGAGCGACTTGACTAGGCTCTCCAAGTCTAAGGTTGTGCGTAATTTTAATTACAAGAAAAATACTAACATGATATTTAAAATAATGCAAGCGCAAATTTTGTTCATAAAAAAAGCAGCACTACCGCTAGTTTATTTGCTACGCGTAGTACTGCCTGTAAAGGTTACTGAGTCTTTTTATTAAAGACTGCCTTTTTTGTATTAACCTTTTTCATTGAGAATTTGCGATTGATATTGATACGTGCGCCATCCTTATCCTCCAAATAGAAGTTGCCACTTTTGTGTGCATAGGATTCGAGATAGGAAGAAAGAGTACCTTGAAGATCACGGCTCTCCATCTTTGCATGTTCGGCTTCATCATTTAGCTTTATCATTTCAGGATCAGCCATAAGCTGTTTCTTTCGTGCCTCCATTTTAATCGTTGCCTGGTGTACCTCTTCTGCCAGTCGACGATATTCGTCATCTTCGGTAAGACCATCTTTGATCATGTCGTTGATCCTTTTAACCTTCTGCTTTTGTACCTGCAGATCTTCGTGAAACTGAAAAATTTTATCCTTGAATAGAACAAGTTGCTGTTCTACTGGCGCTGGTGCGCTCATTACTGTTTCTACCATATGACTATAGTTTTAATTTATAACCATGAGTCGGTCAATTAGGTTTCTTCGGCTCTTGCTTTACAGCCGGAACTTCGGGTGTTGGCTTAGACGGTGCAGCCGGTGGTGGTGTTTGTACAGGTATACTCACCTTTGATATATGTGGTGCAGGAGGAGGGCCTTTTGGTCCTGGCATATTCGATATCATTCGCTGAACAATCTCGTTTGGAGATTCACTCTCACATATTTTACACGGACGTACAACTACCTCCGGTGGAACTTCTATGCTAGACCATGCGTGCATCTCGCACATTAACCTACCACACCTTGAACAGAAATATTTTTTTGTGTTTACCATAGTCAGGCTGTCAGGAATTGAACCTAAACATAAGGCGCGACCCTACGTGCTACCGTTACACTACAACCTGTTTGCCCCCTTCCGGGGACGGGACATAGTCAAGCGACATCTCGGCTATGAGATCTACTATCCTAAGTGTTCCGGGTTAAGGAGTCGAACCTTATATTAAGTCTTATGAGGACTGCGTGTAACCGTTACACTAACCCGGAATATGTAGGGCTCTGGTTTCCCTACATATCTGTATTCTATTTAAAGAGCGTGATGATAATTTTATATCTTCCATCTATCTTACCAAACCATTGTTTACATATCTGGTGTATATTTTTTCCGGCTGCGATTTCTTCTTTTACTAATCTAACTATATCATCCTTCAAGTATTTAATACGTTCTCGATATCCTCTGTTTTCTTCCTGATGCTTTACTATTGATTTTCTGTTTTTATTTATTTGTTTAAGGTACTGTTCATACTGATTAAATGTCTGTAATAAATTCATTTTGTAAATCCTGTAATTTCTATTACAAAATAGCGTGAACTGTTAGTCCAAACTATTATCTTATCAAACTTTTGTAAGTGAATCTTTCCTACTTTTCCAACCTGGATCTTATCTAAGCTGAATAAGTTTTTCACTTCTTGTTTTGAAAAGATGCTTCGTGACCGGTCATGTTCCAGCCACCGGCGAACTCTATCTTCTCCGACTTCCCACATGGTAAAGTTCATATACTGTCCGGCGACAAGATCAAGTAGTTCAAAATCGAACTTGTCGAGAAGGTATATCATTGATACAATGATACAAACGTGTTTCCTTTTTGTCAACTTATCTATTATACTAACAAACAGTTTACAACTTGTCAATAAGTAAATAAATTCCTCTTGACACTTACAGTATGAAATTATCTAATATGAACATATGGCTATACAAAATGTCCTTCAAGCATTATCCGACACAAAAACATCTGCTGAATCAGCACGACTCAAGCAGCAACCTACATATGCAAAGAACCCCGTACAAGGCCCAGGACTGGGTTACTACGGCGATTATATTATTAATGGGAAGCCGTCAGTCGGTCCTGTTAAACAGCCAGCAGCACCAGCCGGATCAGGAGGACAAGTTCTTGGAGCCAATACAACAAATACGCAGAACAACAATAACAACAAGACCACAACAACAACGCAAAACAAACCCACGACACCTTCCGTTACCCGTGACCAGGCAGGGTTAATCGCTGGAGGAATGGGAGCAGCCGACTTTCTTAGTTCTCAGCAGCTTGACGATATCTATAATCGTAATCGTGATAACGCTAGTAACCTTGCTACCGACATTGAGAATACCGCAAGGGCTAATGCAGAAGGTGAGTACAGCGCAATTATGGACGCGCTCAAAACGAAAAAAGGCGAAGTAACAAATCTCGGAGAGCAACAGAAAGCCTCAGTCGATAAAGAACTCGGACTCGGACTTGAAGATTTGGCAGCCAAACAGGATACGGAAACAAAAAATATAGACAAACAAAAGACTCAATTCCAGGCAGATACACAACAGCAAAACGAAGATCTTGGCAAACAGTGGCGCGATACGTCACTCGAAGTACAGCGTATTATGCGCGCACGCGGAGTATCGGAATCCGGTTTCGCAACAGGCAAAGAAACAGATCTGTTAATGAACTTTAATAAAGGTCTGGGTATGCTGGCTCAAAAGTCCAGCGATGCATTGAAGAGTTTTGCTGATGCAGCAACAGAAACTGTCAACTTCTATACCAGAGAGAAAGAAAAATTACAGGTTACTGCCGACGATCAGAAGGCAAGTATCGACACATGGGTACGCCAGCAAGTGCAGGATATTCAAAGCCAGGAAGGTATCGCTTTATCGCAGAAACTTTCTCAGGTCCGTGATGCAGTGCTACAAGGCCGACAACTCAAAGCCAACGTAGAACAGAAGATAGCAGATCAGCAGCTTGGCCTAGCTACTTATACATACCAGATGCAGCAGCAGTATAAATATGCAGTTGCAACCGCAGCTCTTGGAAAAGTTCAGACAGCACAGGACCAGATTAAACAGGCTTCTGATCTTTTCAATCTCACCTCTACCATTTTGAAAAACGGTGGATCAATAGTGCAGACAAAGAATAAAGATGGCACTGATGCGTTCGCCGTTCACGGTATAAACCCGGCAACCGGATCAGCTATAGATATTCCGGTAACTGCTGGTTATGTGCAAGGGCAAGCGCTTGACGCAGCAAAGCAAACAAAAGGATTATATGATTCAGGTTTAGCTCCTGATCCAAACGTTCTTTTAACACAGGCGTATCAAGGTATGGGGCTTAATGGCAATCCTTTCCAGTCAAATCAACAAACACCAGCAGCGCAACCTAGTATATGGGATAGACTTACTGGGCTCTTTCAGTAACGCCGATTGTATTGACTGAATAAAAAATTATATAATCGGCCTATATGGATGGAATACTCAACGCAATCAGATCAACATTCGGATTCGGAAACAAACAGGAACCTATACCTGCGATCCCTCATGTTTCACAACCTCCACTACCAAATGCTTTATTTAATAATGTCACTCCAGCAGCGCAATCAGCCCAGCTCAACTCACCCCCAACAGATTTCAGCATAAAGAAGATAGGTGGCGATATTGGAAATGGACTTCATAATATATTCGATACGATCGTAAAGCCAGTAGAAGATTACTTCGCTCCAACTCCTGATGTGCGTGCGCGCGATGTCATACGCGAATTACCTGGAGCAGCAGCACAAATGACAGGAGATATATTAAGGGCTCCACTACGCGCTCTTGCGTCAGTAAGTGGAACTGGAACAAATAAAGTATATACACCTACGACTCCGGGTGAGAAGTTTGTGTATGGTGACGAGCCGATCAAACCACTCGATATGCGTATTAAAGAGGCCACACCTGCAGCAGAAGGTACAGTGAAATTCTTTGGTGGATCTGATAAGACAGCGAAACAAATAGGCGTACCTCTTGCAGCACTTGGTGTTACAGGTAGCACAGCACTCGATATACTCCCACTCCCAGAAGGAAAAGCGAAACCGAAGATCAGCACTATCGAAGAAGCTGCTACGGTACTCAAAAATGAATTGAAAATAAATCCGATCGACATGACTTCTGAGCTTGCTGGCCCTGCAAAAGTACCGATTCAAGATGCAATAAAATTATTGACGGATGGATTCGATGTGTCAAAGGATATCCTAAATAAATTAAAGAAGGGTGTTGTTATGGAAGGTGACAACGTCGTTATGCAGGGACAGGGTGATAACCTTTTGGTAAGTATAGGGAATGAATTTAAAGACGTGTTACCTACGATCGGAAAGAAAGTAAAACAGGTTGCTGAACAGATAAATAAACCGCAGGTTACTGCAGAGCCCTGGCGAATAGGAAGTAAAGATATTCCTGAGAATCTTATTAAAGAAGGACAGACAAATATTATGACGATACCTGGTGTTACTGTTCCCGAAGATGCAAAGCTAATGAAGGAAGGAACAGGTGTACTCAAAGGTGAAGCGCCAACCAAAAGCCAGGTAAATTCACTTGATCAAGAAGCCGAAGCATACCTTAAATCGAAGTACGATCTAAAAACTCCTGGACAATACAGCAAACAGCAGGTAGCAGAAGTCGCAGCAAATGAGAAGGCAAAGCAAGCACTCGATAAAGAAGCAGAAGCGTCATTCCAACAGGAACTAGGCCTCCTATCAAACAAAGGCAAAGGTGATCTATCAATCCCGGCAGAAGTATTTAGCGATGCTCCTAAATGGAATGATAAGACTGGTGTAACCGGCATGTTCAGACTTAACCGTGAAACACCACAGCGTGTTATTGAAGATGTGATCCCGAATAAAAAAGTAGCGCAGGAAGTTATTGACTTTCTCCCGGCTAAGGTTGCTGACAATGAACGACTTGCACAAAACTGGATGAGTGAAGTAAAAAAGAATATCGACGAGAAGATTATAAAAGGACTGGGTATAAAGCCCGGAAGCCTTGAAGATCAGATGGTTATGTCATATGGTGAAGGACGAACATCACTTGATGATTTGAAGGCAGTGCTACCTAACAACTGGCAGAACGTAGTTGAAGCTGATAAATTCTTCCGTAGTTTTTATGACGACACACTCAATAGAATAAACGAAGTCATTACAAAATATGGATATGAGCCCGTTGCAAAGCGACAAAACTATTACACTCATTATCAAGAGCTAGGAAATGTATTTGCAAACATTGGAGCCTTACTCAAAGGAGATGCACTTCCCCGTGATCTTGCCGGATTGACGGCTGACTTCAAACCAGGTAAACAATTCTTTAAGTTCGGACTGCAGCGTATGGGTGGCGACTTTACTGAATCAGCAATCGGCGCGGTAGATCAATACTTACGACCTGCAGCAAATCAAATATTCCATACCGACTCAGCACAGCGAGGCCGTACACTTATCAAAGTTCTCGATGAATCACTGGCAAAAAATAAGGAAGTCGATAGCACTCACCTGTCACACTTCATGGGATGGCTTCGTGACTATGTGAATACGATCGCTGGTAAAAAGACAATGATGGCAAGAGGCACCGAAGGTGTATTCGGCCGAGAAGGATTCTCACTTATCACAGCCGTGAAGCAACAAACATCTGCAAACTTAGTAGCCGGAAACGTAGCTTCTGCATTGTCAAACTTTGTTCCACTTACCCAGGCAATAGCCACAACAGACAAGCCTTCATTCGTAAAAGGATTAGTGAATACAGTAACGAATCCGCTACTGGAAGAAAATAACTATATGATAGACGGTGTACAGTCATCGTTTCTACGTCGTAGATTCCCCAGCGAGGGCCTTGTTCACACAATGTGGCAGGAGATACCACGTAAATTAAATTGGCTCTTTGAAACGGCAGATAAGTTCGTAGCAAACACACTCGTTGCTGGCAAGTATTTTGAAGGACTGAAAAATGGATCGACACCAGAGGTTGCTATGAAAGCAGCAGACGAATACGCGTCAAGAATCATGGCAGACAGATCATTCGGACAATCCCCACAGTTATTTCAGAACCAGGGTATACTCGGACTTCTGACGCAGTTTCAGCTTGAAGTAAACAACCAGGTATCATTTATGTTTAAAGATATACCGCGTGCTTCGGAAGGTGACAAGGCCAAAGTAGCTTCAACATTGGCTCAGATATTTATATATTCATACCTCTTCAACAATGTATTTGAGTTTGTATCTGGTCGTCGTCCGGCCTTCGATCCGATAGGTACGGTGATTAATAGCATACAGACAGCCGTTGATCCGAAGCTGCAGTTGAATCAAAAGATCCCTAAGATCGCACGGTTCATCACAAATCAGTTGCCCTTCCTATCTACATTCACTGGTGGCGGTCGCATACCTTTGTCATCTGGACTACCAACAGTTGATGACATACTCAATGATCCAGGCAAAGCAATCCGAAAGACTGCGCTCACCTATCTTACTCCTGGGGGCGGATCACAGATCGAAAAGGTAATAGAAGGTCTGGAGGCTTACATTAGAGGATACGAAAAGACACCAGCCGGTCGTGTGAAATATCCTATCAAGCAAACGATAGGTAATGCGGTACGTGCCGTTGCGTTTGGTAAGTCAGCGTTCCCGGAAACTCAGCAGTATTATAATACCGGAGGCCAATCGCTTGGTAAAGCACAATCTCGTCGTATTGTAAATCTCCCGGCAGATCAGCGTGTAGATTACTACACGAAAATCATGGACGTTCGAGAAGCAAAAGCGGTTAGTAAGGCTCTAAAGGAAGCGAAGAAAACATCTGATGCAAGTAGCCCGGTATTCAAAGAACTGTTCGCGTCACTCTCACCTGTAGGTAAAAGCGTTGCGAAGATAGAGCTTACTCATCTTCCGAAACCCACCATAAAAACAGCGAAGGCTAGCACGCCATTGAAGCTGGCAAAGAAAAGCAAAGGAGTAAACCTGCAAACAATAGCTAAGTCCACGCCACCGCCGAACCGAACTTCGATAGCCCTTTCTACGAATCCACCGAAGGGTGTGAATCTCATGCGTGTTGCATAAATTCTTCATAAATTGTTATTGAAAATCTTATTTATATTGTCATATAGCTCTAATCTATTAAGTCAATCGTTGATACTTTGACAAATGGTAAAGAAAGTACCATACTGAAATATAGATAGTTAGTAACTGAAATATATGAAGTACGTAGCACATACGTAGTATACAAATGATATAAGTTACGGCACCTTAACAACTCGGAAACATTACAAATTTATATATACATATGAGCATATTCAAAGCTCTATATATAGTCTTTATGTTTGGTTTATCTCTCGTTGATCCTGTTACAAATGATTCAATAAGTAAGGAGGTGAATACCTGTGGTTGATCCTGTAATTTTTACGGTACCAGATTACTTATTAACAGAACTTGAAGATCTGGACACAATACCGCCTGATGATATGGGCGTATACTTCGACGAGAAAGCAATAGTTGAACAGGCAGAGAAGGAGGTGTATAACAGTGTCGTACTATAAGCACGATTGCACCAATTACAACTGTAAGATCACATGGACAGGTAGAAAATACCAGGCAGAAGTCACGTTCAAAGCGGAGGTCATAGCAGAAGAGGAAACATACTGGGTATGTAATGGGTACGATAAAAAGAAGTCTTACACCTTCGGACGATTTTCGGACGTTTTACGCCTGGTCAAGTCAATACATGATAAGACTTTAAAGCCATGAACATTATTATTTTATTTATCCTATGACAATTAAGGAATTTATAGAGAAGTATAAACTAGATATATCTACTATTCGTATACCATTTAGAACGGATATAGACCGGGATCAATGGAGCAAGGACGCACGGCACTACGCATTTACTATCCATCGTACAAACATGTATGGGAAGGATAGATTTACATACCAGGGATACTATTCACAGGGATCGGCATTAGTAAAGCTTCCACAAGGCGACGAAATACTCAACGCGCTTATAATGGATACCTTAAATATAGAACAGGGATTCCATGAATGGTGTTCAGAGTATGGGTATAGTGACGACAGTATAAAAGCACATAAGATATACAGTACGTGCTTAGATGAATATGAACAGCTAAAAAAGCTATTCACCTATACTGAACTTAAAGAACTGTATGAATGTGAAACCCTTTAATAATATGGCCCCGGTGAAAGTCCGGGGCATTATATAAGTTGACTTACATAATATGAAAGCACCAACAATGGCAGCCATAAGACGCGCTAATACCCTATTCTTTAATAAGGATAATAAGCGTTTTTTCAATACCGTTAAGTATTATAAAAGAGGTTGGTTTCTTATCGCAGAGAACAAACGTACTGATATGTGTCGTACTGATTTTGCCGTTTATGAGATTTCAGGTATAGACCTGGATCTTCATTATATCGACTCATTCAAGTCTTTAGAAGAGGCACGCACATATATCAAGGAGGCGCACGGATGATATACACATCCTGTATACTTAGATCTATTAACAGTAGCATACGATACAAGGAGGTGAATAGATAGTATGAAAGTGAAGGAGGTTTTCAAGTCACAGGCGTACCAGAACGACACCCGATTCACCAGTAAGGAATCGAAGGATAAGTACTACGGCTTTAATATATGGACAGATCGGATCTATATTATTAAGTGCGGTATGTTTACCCGGTGTCAGGTTGTGGGAAACGAGATACTAATACAGGGAGTCGACGCGGATAAGCTAGATACTGATGACAAGGCTCTAATTAGGCACTTCTTTGAAGCAAAAGACCCCGACCGGACAAAGTTTCGGAAGCTCACAACTGAGGAAGCACAAGACCGCGCACATATATTAACCTTACCCCTGGTCATAAATAAGCATGGGCGCGTGTTCTGGGTACTTCGAGAGGAGGATCAGCCATGACAGAGCTAACTGAACTCCGATTGTCTATAATAGTAATCGCTGCTATCTTCCTGCTTGCACTCTGCATGAACTAACTTCACACCCTGGCTAACCACCAGGGTTTTTTTATGGCCTGAAATGCTAGCGCACATAAATGAAAGTTACTTTCTTCGTGGGTTATACAGCGTTTTTGATAGTAAGGGATATATAGGTAAGATAGGGAGGTACAAAGTAACTGTCAACACAGCTCCGATTGTTTTGTTTCTATGTTTTAAAATCCCTTGACAATAATTACCGCACGACTTATCCAATTACTTCACGTTAGTAATTACGTAGCTGACACTTCCACCCCGACAACGTCGTAAATTATACGATTGACGACGTGTGCGCCTGTTTTAACCCCCGATAGATACCCGGAGTAGCTGAAATAGATACCCGGCACCCTTTTTGACCTCGCCTCGGAGGGGGGGCTGGACAGAAACCCGCGGTCGAGGAGCGCATGAATTTCTACGGGGGCCTTCCCCCTACGCTCATAAAAATTATAGGACTATTTCGTTCGGCTACGAACACGTTAGTAACGATAATAACGGAGCGTTACCACGCTTTCAGTAGGGACCTGGAATATGAAGAATGAAATAAACTCCCAGGACAGCGAGAAAAACGAGGGCCAGGATGATGATTGTATAGTGTATTTTAGACATAGCTTAATTATACAGATCCCCCTTACCCCCTTACAGGGTAAATAAATTCGGCTGCGAAAGATTACTTTCACCCGTTGTCTGGTACGGGTGGAGCTGACTGTGTCCAACCTCCTCCAATCTTCCGAAGGGGCATAGCTCTTATTGGTTCATTGTACTGGCGACCCTGGACGTGATTTATATCCCGGTCGTCCATCAAGGCCAGCACTTGCCCCCACGCCATGTGGTTCCCGGATTAACTTTCTGGCACCAGACACCATAAGTCTGTTGTAGTTCGTTTTGTATATGAATGTAGCCATATATGTGTCCCCCAAAGAGTTTGGTTTGAGGGACAGACCTATGATTACTCAGGATGACATAAGCCGACTCATGGCATCTTGTTTCCCAGAGATTTGTGGCATTTGACCTTCTGACTCCGGCATTTCATCAGGCTTTATTTCCTGAATCAGTGCAGTGAGTTTTTCGATCAAACTCAGTATCTCGGACTTCTGTTTTACCGTATCCGGTAAGGCATTGGCAGCATCAGCAAACGCCTGGTACGTCGATTCAAGTTCAGAATCTACGTCCTGGGAGTCACCTTCATTCGTTCCGGGGGCCGGGGTTTTATCAGGTTTCATGTTGTCCATATGTGGATTGATTGAAATTTGTATCTGCATATATTAATTATGCAATTTGTAATAAAGAAACACAAAGCAATTCTCACCGGTTGTCATACGTGGTGAGGGGTTGTTCGATTGAAAATGTTGTCCATGAGCTATTTGTAATCGGAGCATCTCGTCCGTTTCCACTACTATCAAAAGCAGTAGCATTTTTTCCTTCATTCAGCTTCAAATAAAGGGACTGATTTAATTTGTCGTTTGGATTCGATCGGTAGTGTGCAACGATTTCGATCGGAGAGAAGGCACGATTACTATAAAATTGGAAGCGTGTTACGTCCATATCACAGTTTCTTGTTTTTGCTGGATTGTTAAATACGGTCCATCCCCAGAGATTTGTAGAAGGATTTGTCGTTAATGCTTTTGCATCAACCGGAGCCATATCACGGTAGAAGCGCAGGAACTTTCCATCATATACAATGGCGTAGTCGTGCCATTCACCAAGTACCAGTACACCGGCTCCTGACTGTGCGTTTCCTCCACCCTGTGATACTTTAATACCTGTCACAGTAAGTATTATTTCTTCTGAGTCATTACTGATAAGGCGTGCTGCAGAATTAGGAGTTGAGTTTATTTTGGCTTTAAAAAAGCACGTCCATTTCGATCCCCACAGCCATGTTGTTGGCAGAACAATATAATCGGTCGCATTTGCCACACGAAGCGCGTTATCAGATTTCAGTGGAGGCTGAATCATTCGCATTACGTCTAATGGTACAACTACTGCTGTTCTATTTACTACTGCCATATGTTTATGTTAATGTATTATTACCAATTAATATTCTACTCGTTTTTCTCCCTTTTAGTTTATCAATTACTGGTTTTAAATCGCCTACTAAATACGCATCGTCAAACGTGGTACTTGGATGAGTATTACAGAAAATCGGGTACTCTGCTGTTCCAAACAAATATATTTGCGTTATTCCTTTTGCTTTTGCGTATTCATACCTCTTAATCAGTTCGATATCGGCTACAACTTCAAAGCCAGGATTACGATGATCGAGTCCTGTTACCTGTTCGTTTCCGGAATCCTGCACTACGTTATGTTCAGTGATAATAAGATTTGCTCCAAATTTGGTCCATAGCGCGTCAATCATTGTTTTCCAGTTATTATATCGTGTGGTGTCTCCTACGCCTGATCCGTAGCCATTTATACCCATAAGATCAATATCTGTTCCGGGGGTTATACCCACCGTGATCCATGCGTTTTCATGGCCCTGAGATTCAGTATATTCGATAGGTCCCCGTGTAAATACAGCCTGGCAAAGAACACCGAGTGCCTTTGTTTTACGCACAACTTCAAGCGCTGACCAGTTCATTTTTATCGTACCGGTAGCCGTTCCGTTTGATCCGGTACTTGGATAAGTGACGGTATTTGCATCTACGACGGTACACTGCACTGTTTCTACAGTTTCTGAATCTGCGACATTAAAGTTTGAGGGTGTTGCGCCTGTAACAAAAATATAATCTCCGGTAGTAAGACCATGCGGAGCTGCAAACGTAGCCGTTGCCACGTTGCTTGTTCGACTGAGCGTTGCGACTGCCATAGCCTGTGTTACATGCGAGAAGCTAATAAGATTTTCATTTCCAATACAGAGCGCGTCCATACCATTATCCTGAGCCCATTGTGCTTCGTTCAAAATATACGCCTGGTGTACAGGATATGTTTGAGGGTTAAACCCCTGGCCGGTATTGTTTGTCGCGCCAAATAAAATATAAGGTGGATTTTTGTATGCTTTTAAAGCAAGCGCCCATATATGAGAAGAAAGGCTGGCGCTATTTGGATATGTTACTCCTCCAGAGGGAATACCAACATCGACAATTATTCTAATACGCGGAAAATTATTTGCAAACAATCTCACAAACTTATCATTTTCTGTGTACTGTGCATCACTGAGATAGTGTGCATATCCTCCATATGGTACATTTACTGTTATTCCAAGTTCTGCTCCTGCTGCCATATTATAAATTAGCCGGTTTTCGAGATGGATATGGTGTGTCTGTAGTATAAGCTGCTGCTCCTACAATGGCACCGTGCATATCGTTTCCCGAATAATCGGTAACTACTAACCCTGTTCCTTCATCGAGCTTAAAATACCGCTTTAATGTGCCAAACGGTTGGAATCGAGTGTATATGAGTCGCGCTTCTTCCGTTGACGGAACGCCTTGACCAATCAGTGTTCGACTCAATTTTCCATTTAATATGTCTTGTGGTGTAGCCTGATTTGCACCAAGCGTGAGTATCGCATCTGTTTTTGTTCCAAGAGTTGCTGGTCCCTGTGTTGAAACAAGAACGCCGTCCTGATATAGAAGTTCGTGACCGCCAGCCACATCATGTACCCACATCATAAGAACCCATACATTGAACGGAACGGAGTATTGGAACGGTACAAAACTCGTAACTGTATCTACATTTAATTTGCCTGTCACACTATCAAAAGCTGCAGAGAACATCATTTGGTTTGCTGCATAGGCGTTACGTTTTGCAACCCATGTTTGAAAGTTTCCGTTTACTCCAGCAAGTTTCATCCATGAAGCGATGTAAAATGAACCTGCGAACATATTTTCTGTATCAAGCACTATCTCAGCCCCACCAGCGCCAGTCATATCAATAGCATAGGGGGATTCAATGTAGGATTTTCTCATGTCTATCGCGTATCGAGGTGTAGTACTTGGACCTGCAATAACTTGACGATCGTGAACGATTGATCTGAAAAGGTGTGTTTCAATAGCGAGTCCAGTTCGATACATAGCCCATTTCAGTTGTTCTGTACTGTCATCAACTGCATACAAAAATACGAAGTGTTTTATTATATGGGACTTTGATTCAACGTAATTTAAGCGAGCCATAACATCTTCTTCTGCTGCAGCTACAGTGGCCCATGCAGACATACCACTATTATTCGTATTAAATTCAGGAATCCAGCATAGATCAGGAAGGTTTGCTTCCATGTCATCAACCTGGCTTTTAAATGCTGCGAGGGTATTGTATATATTAACTCCCAGGTATAGCTTTCCTGTCCAGTTAGCTACGTTTGCTTTCCATAGTGCATATACGTTCGTAGTTATTACAACTCCTATATCACCCGTATAACCAGCAGTTCTCAGGTCAACTGCAAGCTGTATCTGCCGATTCATAAGAGCAGTTTGTGTGAGTTTTTGTGTGAGTGTTCCCGTTGCTGGTGTAGCCGGTGTTCCTGTTACCGTATAGGTAAAATGATCGGCATCAGTTACCGTTATATTAAAATCTCCGTTATATTCTGATTGGTTTGCTCCGGCAATTGTTATCAGCTCTCCATTTACTAGACCATGTGCAGTAGCTGTTGCGGTAGCTGTTGAACCTGATCTTGTAATTGAAGTGATACTTTTTGTTCCGAGTCGTAGATCTTCTTCATTTCCGAGTGTAACCATACTTGGATTTGCACGAAGAGCCATAGCTATAATGGATGAAGCCATGTTATTCCATGAAGTACTTGTCATTTGCTGGCCGTTCATGGTGTATCCATATGACACGTAACCATATGTTTTACCCATTGTTACCACAGCTTCCAGCTTTGCTCTAAAAGGAAGGTTTGCTACTTCTGTGTCCCATAAAGGATTGTTCACCCGGTAGTTAAAAATTCCCAGGCTCTTAAAAAGTTCAAACTGCTTTGTGGCTTCTGCCGGATCGTTATATGCTGCAGCATCGTGCGCTATATTCAATCCTGCTTTTAATGACGCTGACATAATTATTTGATTCCATACTTCGGACATTCATGTATCGGGTGAACGATTACATCTTCCGGGTTAGTATTGAATGTTTCTACTGTTTGAGACTCTAGGACACCTTCTTTATTTTTTACCATATGTTCTTCTACGATGGTAGGACTATCAAATTTAAGACTCTTACCACAATGCTTGCACGTTACTGACGTTACTTTTCCGTCGGTAACTTCGACATTAACATCTTCCATTGTCCATGATATTGGTTTTTTTTCTTCCATATAATTTTATAAATAATAACTAAATTGATTATACAATTTTAATTGAACTGTGATGGGACATTACTCATAAAGTTTGGTGATCCGAATATACTAAATTTATTTAATCCATTCAAATCAGAAAAATTAGCATTATCGGGCCATTGTACTGCTCCGTTTGGAACTATATTTCTTTCTTTAAGTTCAGTTATCTGAGCTGAACTCCATGCTGTATCAGTATTTTGAAATGTTATATTTTTAAATAATCCTATTGCAAACATCGAATTTGTGAATGATCTTTTTCCTAATGCTGGAAGCGTACCGTTTGTCGTTATAGTTCCTGATCCAGACAGAATTTGAGAGGCGAATTTATATATTTTTATTGCGTGTGAAGAATTATACGTAAGAGTAAGATGTGTCCATACACCAGGTACCTCATTTGATCCATTTGTCAAAACGAATACGGTACCGGCTGCGTTCGATCCAACTACTGCAAGCGCTCCACCGCTATTTTGCCTAAAGCTAATTCCGTTTCTATCGAATGTAGACTCCCAATTAAATAGTGCGTGATCCTGAGATATGTTATGTGGCCTCCACCAAAATCCTACGCTAAATCCTGTAGTGCTTGGTGTAAATGGCAAAATAATACCATCTGCGTTTTTTACAGCCATTGATCGTGATCGCAATTTACTTGCGGTTATTGAGAGAACAGGGCTTATCATGGTTAGTTTTGTAGTACTTCTAACTCGATTATGACATCGCCATCTGCATATGTAGGAGTTCCTCTTGTGACGAGACAAGCATAGAGCTTTGTATCGTTTCCAATCGTTTTAAATGCTTGTCCTATGTTGTTTGCTACGGAAACACTGTTTAGAGCGCTTGCATAATAAGAAGAGAATGGAATTACGCCTACTAATTTTGCAGCATCAGCATCACTTATTGACCATGCAGCATTATCTGTGGGAGGTGTTATGGCAGAATCAAATATCCATAATTCAGCCGGAGCTGATTGTGCAGCTTTATCTATGAGTCTTGCCGAAAGAATAATACCCGATCCGTTATTCGATCGCGCCATTCCTGATAGGATCATAGCGACTGCACTCGTACCAACGTAGTCACCGGCTGCATAAGCACCGGGAACAGACAGAGTTGGTGTATTTGATATTGTATCTTGTACACCGCCAACGTTTAGTGGCTCTACTCCGTTTGTTACGTAAAGCGCTCCTCTTGCTGACGCTTGTAGATCTACTATCTGTCCAGTTGTGACTGTTGGTTGAGTTGAGTTATATGCACCAGCAACACGAATAGGATTACCGTTTAAAGCAGCTCCAGAGGCAGCAGGACCCGTAGCGTTTGCGATAACTGCCATTGTATGGAATCCACCTAGAGGAAATGTGTTGAGTACCATAGCTCCAGCTACAGTACCAGAAGAATAAGACGTTACTCTTACTCTCATATACTTGAATGTTATCTGTCCCATGTATAAAGCGTTTCCAGTTGCAGAGTTCTGTGTTTGACCTGAATTTGTAGCCAGACTCAAAACAGCTACGTTTGTCCAGTTTGTATTGTCGTTTGACCCCTGGAATGAAACCGTACCAGACCATGTTCCTGTTAGTTGAATATAAAATGATTTATATCCTGTTACATCAGTTGCAGCATAAAGATCTCCGTTTAGAGCCGATACATTTGACAGAGTTACGTCAAGAGTGTTTGGCTTTGCTCCTATACCGGCTGCAATCATTTTTACCAGTCCACGAAGTTTTGCGGAAACCGTACCATCTGCGTCCGTAACTACGGCAGCATCAGTTACAGCACCGAGGTTTGTATTGAGGGGACCATCAGAAGCGGTAACTACTCTTATTGTATCTGAATCCATAACGCCATTTCCTCTTGAATAGCCACCTATCATAAGTCGTCCATTCGTATCGAACCAAGCATTTACACGATCTCCTACTGAAACTGCGGTTGGAGCTGAGGTTGAGGCTTTACCACCAAATTTAACCGGGTATCCTGTATCGACTGCATCGTGATCAACGTTACCACCCACTTTAAGAAGATCGAGTATAACATCTTCACCAGCGATATTTTTACCAAGAACTACTTTAAGATAGCCGTTAATATCTGATTGAAGAACTGTACCATCACCATCTGCATATACCGTAGGTGTCGCTCTATATTCGGCACCAGCAGGAAGAAATTGTGGTGTCGCTGGAAGCGTAGAATCATCTGTTTGTGTAGAAGGAAATGTTACTGGATTTCCACTAGCATCTCTGATTTCTACGTATGTATTTCCATTACTTTGGTTCTGTACCGGACGAATAAAAGTTGTCATACCGTATTAGATAATTTACAAGATTAGTTTGTCAATAGGAAAATGTGCTACAATATACATCAATGGTAAATTCAGATCCAAAAGAACGTTTAATTGAACTGGGGAGTGAAGAAGAAGAATATGAATCAAGGCTTCATATAGCTCCACCTGAAAAAGTGCCAGGACTTGAAGAATTTGTCAACAAATACATACCGAGTAAACTGCCAATGAACTGGCACCACCGGTTGTTTTATGACATTCTTTCAAATAAAGTTATACAGAAAGAGGACGGTAAACTGTACTACAATACGTTTAAAGATAAAAATGGCGTATTCGTTCCTTATAAGAAAGCAGATCAAGCAACTCCGCAAAAACTAAATAACAATATTCTGCTCATGGCTCCACGCTTCCACGCAAAATCTCAGTCGATCACAATAAACTACGTACTTTGGCAAATTTATAAGAATCCAAACATACGTATTATTATCGTATCAGCAAACGAAGATATTGCTATATCGTTTAATCGTGCCGTAATGAATCATCTCGAAAACAATATGGATCTTATAGATGGTTTAGGAAATCGTGTTCCTGAGTTTGCCGACAAAAAGAAGTGGGGAGAAAAAGCTATCATAGTCAAGCGCGATACATTAGAAAAAGATCCGACAATAGCAGCTATAGGGCTTGGTGGAGGCCTAATTTCACGTCGTGCTGATATTATCATCTGTGATGATCTTATTGATATTAATAGTGCGAGAACAAAACAAGCGCGTGCAAAAACAAAAGAGTGGTTTGAAAATGTACTGCTTCCTATTCTTGAGGATGATGGACGACTTATTGTTGCCGGTACTGCGTGGTATAAGGATGATATCTACGATACATTATGGAAAGACTCTCAATTCGATATAAGATTAAAGTTAAAGGCTCTGATATACGACGATCGTTACTATCGTGAGCGCGGAGTAAAAAGCTCAATGCGAAATCTTCCATACAACGTCATGGACTTTCCTATGGCCCAAAAAGCGCAAGATATATTTAGCCAGGAGATTCTTGACCACTACACGTTATATCAGCAATTAAAAGGTGGAGTACTATGGCAAGCTAAATGGTCATACGATAAACTGATGAAGAAGAAAGAGAACATGGCTGAGTCTGCATTTAATCGTCAGTATTTGAATGAGCCGAGTAGCGATGAAGAAAAAACGTTTAAAGCGAGTGCAATAAAGAAGTCTACCGATCTAGGTACACATAAATCACTCGTTCCAGCATGGGATAATTCAAATCCAGCAATACCGGGATATGGACATCTCATTGTTGCAATAGGAGTTGACTTAGCTATTTCAAAAAAAGAAAGTGCTGATGAATCATCTATAGCAGTCTGGGGCTTAGATGAGCGCCGAAGAAGGATATTATTGTGGCTCGATTATGGAAGATGGTCGCCTGATGAAATCAAGCAGAGAGTTGTAGAAGCATACTATAACTTCCGTGCGGTAAAAATACGTGTTGAAAATATAGCCTATCAGGACATGATGCGTCAAGCTATAGCAGACGATGATGTACCCGTAGAGGGCTTTTCTACAACAGCCGGTAAAAAATTTAATGAAGAAACAGGTATAGCTCACGTAGCCATGCTTGCTGAACAGGAAAAATTGCTCATACCTTCAAGTCGTGCCAATAAAGTTTACTGGGATCGTGTGCGTCAACTTCTATATGAAATGTCTGTATATACCTATGATCAGCACGCAGGAGACAATCTTATGGCTTCCTGGTTTGCTTTAAATGCGCTCAATGAGTTTGATAGGCGTATGCGCGACAACAGAGGCTACTTCTCTGCCGTTTCGATTATAGATAGTTTAAAGAATATAAAGGCAGCACATCGAGTCGTTCTTCTTGGTACAAATCCACCTGTATTCAGATTTGCTGCAAACTCATTGGTATATATTTTTAGGCCAGTTGATCATCCAGGGCTCACTGACAGCAAACCTTTCATAGAGCCACACGAAAAATTCATGATATTTGCGACTCGAAATGAGAAGTCGATAGCTTATATTATTAACAAAGTAACAAATGAAATCGTCGGAAAGATAGAAGGTGATCTTACTGCGCTCATGTTTGTTAATTTATTGGAGCGCGCTGGAGGATTCTTTAATAAAGCTCAAATTGTTATTGATCGAAATAATGAAGGTGAAGCCATATATTTAGAACTGCAACAAAGGTACTATCCAAACCTTCTTGTTCTACAGCCTGATGATAGAGGTATACCGCGTATCGGTCCGGGATTTAAAATAACATCGGGAAATTTACCCTTGTCAATAGATCATTTTAAAATGGTAGTTGAGAATGGTAGTATTAAAGTACCAGATGACGGTCTTATTAAAGAGATGGGAGATATCATTGGAGTAGAAGGTGACAAGCTAAACATGTCTTTCGGTGCTGGTCAAAGATTGAAAACAGTTGCGACTGCAATTTGGTTACTTGACAATTATGAAAATGGAGATAAAAAATTATATAATGGATCTCAGAGTGGGATCATAAAGCGGAAAAGTAAAGAGCTAAAAGTCCCCTATCGAGTTTTTCAAAAAAATTATGGGCGTACTTAACGATTATAAAGGCAGACTTAAACAATCATCGGATTTGGCTTATCCGCACTGGGATCGGTCCATTGAAAATTATAAGCATTATCTTGGCAAATTAGATGCTTCTGCAAGTCAGGACAATGAAGGTGGGTATCCTTTCGAGTCAAAAATGAGCGTTTCTATATCGTATGAAATAGTAGAAACAATCATGCCTCGTATCATAGGTAAAGATCCAGAATGGACTACGATGGCAATCGAACCATCAGATGTTCCGTATGAACAAACAGCTAAACTTGCACTCGATTCACAATATAATAATCCTAAGCTGGAGCTTATGGGTGAGCCGATATATTTAAAATTATATCGTGGCGTAAAAGAAAATCTTATTACTGGTAACGCGGTCCTTCGTGCTTTTTGGCGACGTGAAACTACAAAAAGAGTGCAGTACACAGCTTCACTCACACGCGCTGGTATAAAAGATAGTACAGATATAGTCGGCGTTCTTGCTAAAGCACACGAACTGGGAGCCTCAAACGAAGTTCGATACAATAAAAAATATGTTGAAAGTCCATTTCTCGATGACTTCGACGTTCGACATCTTCCTTTCTTTATGTACTTCGGAGATTTCAATATGGTTGAGACAGGAAGATTTAGATACCATATAGAGCGTGACTACATGACGTTTGAAGAACTTGCTGATGAAGCAAAACTATTTGGTTACGATAAATCTGTTATGACACAAATACAGACAGAGGTGAAGCAATCAAACTATTCGTTTACTCCTGAACTTGCTAAAGACTTCTTATATAGATATAACAGTATGTTTAAAACAATGAGTGAAAAAGCGTTTGAAACTGATAACGACAAAATCCCTCTTCTCATTGTAGATAAGATGTGGGACGGGGCTAAAGTGCATGTTATTGTAAACGAAAAATATATACCAACTAATGAAGGTATGCCTAATCCTTACGACGTTCAGCGCGCTCCATTCATCTTTATGCACGATATACCTATTCCTCATTCTTATCATTCCAGAGGTGAAATAGACTCTATGAAAAAAATAGAGGATGGTATAAACGACAATATAAATATGCGTTTCGATAACCTACTTCAATCAATGTTGAATATATGGTTAGTTGACCCGAACCTTGTCGCAGATGGGGATGAGTTCGTTCCGATTCCAAATTCTATAACATCAGCAAAAGATGTAGATAAAGCAGTCCGGGTGATATCTGGTAAAGATGTCACGCCAAACGCCTATAAGGAAGCAGACTCACTGTATGGTATTATTCAGCGTATAACGGGCGTTAATGACTATGTAAAGGGAGAAGAGGGTGAAACACTTGCCGGAAGAACATATGGCGGTCTACGCCTGGTACAAGAGGCAGCAAACGCACGATTTATAGTGAAGTCGAGACTGTTTGAAAAAGTAACACTTAAATCACTAGGCTATTTCATGCTTGAAATGTCACGTCAGTTTATAAATAAAGATCGAATAGTAAGACTTGCTGGAGACAGTGACTTAGCAGATCGTGGAACAATTAAAGCTGGTGAACTAAAACAAATAAAAGGATACCTCGATATTAAGGCTGTACCAAACGCAACACAGGTAATTGATCAACAGGCAGAAGCTATAAAAATGAATGGTATAGCAGATCGTTTTGTTTCACAAAAAGGCCCCTTTGCAAATATACCACCAGAGGTGTACGACAAATTCTTATTGAAATATTTACAGGCGTATAATATTACTGATGCTGTTTACTGGGTACGAATGATAAGAGAAGCTCGACAGAAAAATCAAAAAGAAGCAGAACAGGCAGCAGCAAAGACACCACCTAAGTTACCACCGGAAGTACCTCAAATGCCAGGTGGAAGTCCAGCACTGCCTCCGACAACCGTACCTACTATGCAGTCTGATCAAGTATCAGCACAGCCAAATCCACTAGAACAATTACTTAATTCTCAGAACTTACCTGGGGCTCTACCAATACAATGAAACCAAGTTTATTAGACGCAATAAAGGCAGATTTCAATGTTGGATCATGGATGCCTGGAGCAAAACAGCAACAACAAGAAGCCGACAAATATATTCAAAACCAGCAGAATGTTATTGCAGCTCAACAACCACACACCGAACCAATAACAGTAAGTGCAGCTATGGATAAGCCTGTGGCTCAGGAGCAATCTAATCCTTTGCAATCGCTTTATAATGCTATTTTTGGAGGTGTTAAATCTCCTGTATTAGATGGTCCTATTATTCCTCCGAAACCTCAACAATCTATACCACAACAACAAATAACAGCAACACCATCACCAACTCAAATGCCGTCACCAACCCCAACACCGCAACCAATAAAAGCTCAGGCCCCCACGCCTACTGAAATACCAGAAGATAGAATGAAGTTTTTGGAAGAAAACGTATTCCCTATTACGCGTGAACATGGGATACCTGATGCAGTTGCAGCTACCCAGTGGGCGGTAGAAGGAGGAAGAAAAACTGAGTCACCGATCAATAATTTATTTGGTCTTGGTGGCACTTCTCTAATTCCTTATAAAAACCTCCAAGATAATGTTCGTGACTACGCATTAACGGTCGTGAATATTTTGAAAAATAAAGGATATGATATAAAAAACATGACTGCTGATGACGTAGTTAAAGCGTTACAATCAGGAGATAAGCCGCGTTACGAAGCGCATAATCCAGATCCATTAACTTACGTTCGTACATTAACCAATACACCAGAGTGGAGACAGTTTAATCGTTGACAAATCATAGAGGATTTGACATAATGTAAACTGTATGAGTAAAATATACCTATGGTTAATTTCAATGATCCCGGAGAATATCAAAAAAACACTTCGTTTCCATGCGATCTTCACGGTGCGCCCGTTAAAAAGGTCTATGCAGAAGATTTTACCGGTCCAGTTGCATATAATAATTTCTGCCCCAAATGCGCCAAACTACACCATTATGAATTTACGTGTGAAGATTGTCACAAAACAATAACTCTATGGTATCTGAACCCATTGAAAGAATTACCGAAAAGCTGTCCCAGTTGTTTGTCAGCGAAGAACAGGGAATCAACAATAATGATTGGATCGGGGATACCGGGGTGGAGGCTAAATATGGACGACGCGACATCGGAGGAAGTCTTACGTCTTGGCTCAGAAGAGTTTGGTATGAAGCCACAAACCCCCGAAAAGTGGAAAAAATATTACAGCGAAAGTTCCTGGGAAATCAAAAAACAGCAGGAGTTCAGGAAAGAGCAGCAGCGATTAGTGAGGGAAACGCTCGGCTCGCACGATTCGTAAAAACAGAGGAATATAAATTATTTGAAAAATTCTTATTTCAGATCGAAGCATTTGCTTACTATACTATAGCGCGACCGGAGGGATATTTTAACCAGCAAGATCCTAAATTAAAAGGGAAAGCTATATCTATAGAATATTTCTTAGGTTTTTATAACGGCCAGCTTTCAGTTATAGAGGACTGGAGAACAATGATGCGTGAAGCAATACGATTTCACGAAAGGGAAAAGGAATTAGAAAGATCAAAACAGAAAAAAAATGAAACAAAATCTAAATGAAGATCCAAGTAAATTTACTAATAAAGACGTTGCAGAGCGTTTTTGGAAAGATGCTAAAAACAAAGGCCGTGTTGAAACTTCGGATGAACAGGTTGTGTTTCACTTATCAACGGAAGAAGCAAAGAAATGTAGATATAGAATTGTAGACATGACTCAGCGAATGGCAGAATGTTATGTTCATCGTGATGTTATTTCTCATGGAGTGCGTCTACACCCACCACACTTATGGAATATAGATTCAGAAGGTAAAGTATTTCATAAAGTTAATGATCAGTGGATAGAATGGACTGCAGACATAAAACAAAATATTTCTCGATTCGATAGTTAATTATTAAAAATTTACTATAATAGTATTCATATGTCAGGAACACCCAGTTTTTTCAAAAATATTCCCGGAACAGAAAGTTCAGAAACACAAGAAGTTTTAAACAGCCCATTCACAGATGGACCAGATAATGATAAGCCGTCCCAGGTAGAAGAAAAGCCAGATCAGCAGACACAGACTGAAACTGATAAGCCAAAACAAGAAGATAAAAAAGAAGAACCCAAAGCCCCAAATACTGAAAATAAAGAAGGTGATAAAAAAACGGACGTTAAAAAAGAAGAGCCTAAAAAGGAAGAGGCTAAAGTAGAGGAAAAAAAATCAGAAGAAAATAAGCAGCCAGAACAACCGGCAGCTCCACCAAAAAAAGTAACGTTCGCAGGGAAACAGTTTAATTCAATCGAAGATGCTGAAAAAAGCTATAAAGAAATGCAGGGTATGTACTCACGTCTTATGGGGAGCATACGTAAGGATGGGGTAAATATCCAGGGTGATGACGAATTTGCAAAGAACATAGAATATCTTAAAAAAACGCCACTCGTTAATTTTCAACTTCCTAAAACGGATGACTACAAAACAGATGAAGGAAATTTCGACCTTAATAAATATATGAACGACACTGTACAGTCTATCGTTCTTGGATTACAGCAGTCGCTTTTAGGAGGTCCTTTAGCTGCAGCTCAATTCACTATGCTTTCTCGCGCAGTAGAGGAACACCATCATAGCCAAATAGAAACGTCACGTAGAGAAAACGAAGCTGCTCAGACACTAAATAAATTAACTACCGAATTTCCTATATTATCAACAAATGAAGATGTACAAAACGACTATGAAGCTATGATCATGGGTGAAAAAGCACGTCGTCAAAGAAACGCAGAAGCAAGTGGTAAAGCCCCGGAACCTCTAACGTTCGATGACTATAGAAAAATGCTTGTTCGTGTCATCGGACGGATGGAAATCAAAACAGAGCCACAGGTAGAAGATAAAGTGGAAACAACTAAAACAACACCGACACTAAATCTTGATAATACACAACCTCCTAGTGACGAGGAAGCTGCTATCGAAGGTATGATGGGTGTCAAAAAAAGAGGTATCTTCTAACCACATTGACCTTGACAAAGCCCAAAATAGATTATCTAATATGGTAAGAATACGATCATAGTATAGAGTAATTTGGCTACGCCCGGCAGCCAACCCGTAAGGATACTTGGCTCACTGAGGCCCCAAATAAAATATACCGAGATTACATTCCCATATTAATATTTCTATTTTTACCATGACATACATTTCAGGTGCCAGATCAACAAACACTGACACAAATAGGCGAAAATATGACGTATCAGACAAGCTCTGGATGGTTGATCCTGACTTTGCTGTTCTTGCATTTTTCGCACGCAAACTGGGTAAAACCGCAACGACCGATCCAGAATATCGTCATTACGAGAAAACCCAACCTTCCCGTTATTCAGCAGTAAACGGAACAATTAACAACTCTGCTACCACTCTTGCAGTAACCGCAGGACACGGTCTAAGATTCCGCGCAGGTGACGTCATCATGGACGTAGCAACAGGAGAACACGCTCTTGTAACTGCCGTATCGACTGACAATCTCACGATTGTTCGTGGATGGGGTACCACTGCTGCAGCTACAATGACTAACGCAGATGTTATCGTCATTCTTGGAAGTGCGAACGCAGAAGGAGCAACCATTCGTACAGCTCTGACAAACGTGACTTCACGTGTTGCCAACTATACGCAGATTTTCCGTGAACCGATAAAAGAAACCGAAACATCTATGTCTACTGAGTATTATGCTCAGGATGGCGCAGATCCTATGGCTTCTCTCAGACGTGAACACCTCCAAATCCATAACAAGGATATTGAGCGTTCATTCCTTTTCGGTGAACCAAAAGAAGATCTCTCAGGTGCAACTCCTATTCGTTCGACCGGAGGTGCCAAGAATTATATCCAAACAAACATTAAGAACGTAGCAACTCTTACTGAGCCGGTTTTCGACTCATTTATGAGTGATCTGTTCTTAACAGGTGGAGATAAAAAAATGGGACTCTTCTCACCGATTATCGTTTCAGCTATCAATAGCTGGGCGAAGAATACGACACGTTTGAATATGTATCCTACAGATAAAACATTCGGTATTGCAATATCGTCTTATCTGTCAGCACACGGTACCATTGATTTCGTTCAGGAAAGACTACTGGCCGAAAACACCACATGGGCCGGATACGGATTTGTCTTTGACATGAACCTTGTTAAGTACCGATATCTTGCTGGAAACGGCAGAAATCGTGATACACAGCTACTCAAAGTTCCTAAAACGAACGGAGAAGATTCTGTTATCGAAGAGTACTTATCAGAAATCGGTTTCGAGCTGATGCTTGAAAATCGACATGGGTACTTCAAAGGTATCACAGCATATACATAATCTGGTATGCCACAAATTAGGCCGGGGTTGATCTCCCGGCCTTTTTTGGTGTATAATAAAAACATGAAAGGAGGTGTTAAAACATGGTAGACACAAACAATGAAAGTGATATAGAACAAGCTGCAAGGCTTAAAAAGGAACAAGACGAGAAAAACCTGAAAACTGATCCTGCCGTAGAAGGGCAAAAAAACCAGGAAGAACTCGATAAAAAAGAAAAGGAAGAGAAAGATGCAGCCGAAAAGAAAGCAAAGAAAATGAAAAAACTTTCTTTATTCGGATCATTTCTCGAAACGCTAAGTTCAGGCGAGCGTGAGGTTTATACGGAAGATAAAGTTAAAGCTGTCCCAGCTTTCCGTAAATATCTCGAAAATATGCCTGACAGCGAAGTAGCTGAACATTTAAAGTAAACCTATGAAATTTATATCCAAATATAAATCTTACAGTCTCGTAGTAAAATCTGAAAGATATGTTTTAGATTCTATGGGAAACCGTGCGTTTGTTCCAGGACTCGAAGCCAAATTCCAAGACTTTGAATTTTCAACAGAAGATCCAGAGCTTATAGAAGGAATGAAAAAAAATCCTTCATATGGTGTTGACTTCTGGGGTGAAGAGAAGATGGAGCAAACTGAGGAATCTAAAAAACTTGCTGCTTCTGAAAAGAAAGCCAGTGAGGATCTTCTAAACGCTTGTCCACTCTGTTCTAAAAAATTCGATACAGTAAAAGGACTTGAATCGCACATGAAAATGATGCACAAATGATACTCTTATTCAGAATGGGGTTGCACTTGTAAAAAAAATTATATAATGACTTATATGATAACTACAGCGCAACCCATTCTGGATGAAACATCACTTGTTTTGCTTAAAGAAACAACTGCTGATTATTCTGCTGCCAGACTCACCGCTTTCAAAACGGCACTAAACAAATTCCTTACCGAATATAAATGGCCCTGGGCGCGTCTTTATATCGACATTGACCTTACTTCTCCTACAACAACGTATGATCTATCAGCTTTAGACACATACAGCCCTTCCTGGGGAATTGACGAGGTAGAGATAGGTAGTAAACCAATGATACCTGCCGACTATAATTTGCGTGATCAAACATACGACACCGTTCGATTTTACATGTCACGCGATGATATGACTATAAACTTTACAGGGACACCAACTTCAACTGTTCGCGTATGGTATTATGGAGTTCAGGGCTCTGTACCAGCAAGTCAAGAAGAGGCTTTAGATATAAAGATACCTGAACATGTAGCGCACGCTCTGGCTCTTCTTACGCAGCATTTTGTACATTTAGGCAAACGCCAGCGTTTAGATGCTAGAAATGCGCTTCTTGATTATCAGCAAGAAGTAAATAACCTTCGTCCCCAATCCGCATCCAACAAAGCACGGCAAGGACCAAAGATCATTCCTCCTGTTATGTCGTACTCAGGTTTCAGGCGTAGATATACTTCTGGTTGAATTTCACTATAAAAAATTATCTAATGTCGTTATATGCCAGGAACAATGGGATTTTATTCACAACGTGCCGGGGGCGCTCCACCAGCAAGAGAGTGGGAATATAACGGCTTTCCAAGAGGCCAAAACTCATATGCTGAACCCAATGAAGTCAGGGATACTGAATTTTATGAAGGAGTAAATATAGAGCTTATTGGTCGCGCTTCTGTACGACTTCCTCGACGTGGTCATAGATTATTTGCAAACATACCGACACGCACTACATTCAACGGCTGGGGAATTTATAAGAATCCAAAAACGTCTGTAAATTTAATGGTCGTTCTTATTGACGGTCACTTGTATAAAATAAACACAGCCGGAACTCCTACTGAAATAGATGGAACTAAAACCTGGGATGGTGATGCAAAAATGCGCGGCGTTCTTCTTCGTGAATGGTTTTACTTTGGAAACGGTGTTGATTACATGGCTAAAACTGATGGTACTACCATAACGAGATGGAGCGCTATAACAGCAGTTTCAAGCCCAACTCTATCTCTTACTGGTACAGGGGCAGATACATTATACGGATATGCTGTAACAGCAGTTACGGACGTAGGAGAAACAGAAGTATCTGCAACCGTTACATCGTTTGGCCCTGGAACACTTGATAATTCAAATTACTTCACCTTCGGATGGAATCGAAAAACAGAATCGAATGTTACTGGATACAATATTTATAAATCTGTAAAAGGTGGTACATATCTATTGCTCACATTTGTAGATCAGGCAGCTTCGGGAGCAACTATGTCTTTTGCAGACAAAGGTATTTCGTCAACTTCTCTGCTATACGAAGCCCCATCATTCAATACAACCGGTGGTGTAAAAGGAAATATTTATGCTAAATATGCAAACACCCTATTCTTAGCTGGAAACGTGTCTGAGCCTGATACTGTGTTCTACGGAGGCACTGGATCGAACTACGAAAGTTTCTCGCCAAACAATAACGGTGGCTGGATAAAGCCTGGCCGGGGTGATGGTGATAAGGTTACGGCCATGATTGGATTCGAGGACTTCCTATTTATCTTTAAAGAAAATTCGATATGGAAGTTTACCTTCTCAGGTGATGGAGGGCCAGAGCTTACGGCTGTAATTCCACAGTACGGAACTTCCAGTCCTGATTCAGTATGGCGTATGGAAAAAGATGTTGCGTTCCTGGGTAGTGATGGTCGATATAGAATACTCGGTTATGAGCCTACTCAGCTTAACGTTATACGCACTGCCGATATATCAAACCGTATTCAGAACAAACTCGACGCGATCGACAAAAATAATATGCAAGACCTGTTCGGAGTATTCTTCGAGCAAAAGTTTATTATGTGTAATCGGAGCGTTGCATACCCCTATGACCGTCGATATATCGCCTTCTTAGGAGAATGGAATAATTACACGTTCGATCGTTTTATAGTCTGGGACCAGGGAAATGGACAACAGAAATTATACGGTGCGGAAATTGATACCGGGAACATTCAGCAGCTCTTAGTTGATGAAACATACGACGACAACGGATCAGTAATTGAGGCTTCACTAAGACCTAAAACTATAGATGGTGGAAGAGATAAACAACTCAAATACTTCCGCAATTCCCGGATAAAATTTAAAGATGCAAAAGGTATTATCACCCTGGAAACATATAAAGACAACGTCCTATATTCAAGTGATGAATATCAGTTCGGATCTGCAGATGTAGGCTTTGAAGGATTTATGTGGGACGAGCCTATGTGGGACGAAGGAACGACTACTGAAATTACCACAACCAGTTTAGAGCTGGCGAAGAAGAATCTCGACTATGAAGCGTATACCCTCTACCATAAGATTCTCGTCAATGGTGGCGTGTATAATCATGCCGTAGTCCAGACTATGTCCGGGTTCTTTGACTTTGAAGATCCTGACTACGAACGTGATGAAGTAGTGCATTAGTTGACAATCTTAAATAAAAATTGTTTAATCGGAATATATGACAGCGTCAAATAGTCTTAAATATTTACCACAGGCAGAGCGCCTCCTTAGCGGAACGATTACCACAGGCGGTGGTATCAATGCGTCCGTTACTACTTTTGATATAAGTAATCCTCCAACAAAACTTCCTACATTCCTGGAACTTGAACCAGATGTGGCAGCACAGCGAGAAGTGGTCCGTGTTATAAACGTAGTCGGAAATACCGTAACTGTTGAACGTGGAGTGTATAATGCTGGCGTCGGTAAGACTCATGCACAGAACGTAGCGTATAAACAAAAAATAACATCGAAACACTGGGACGCAATAGTAGGTGAAGTTGAATCGGGATATATAATCGAAGATCCAGCTTATACCTTTGCTAAAGCCTCAGCTACCACATTTACTATTACAGGATCAGATCGAACAACATACTATACTGCCGGACGGATCGTTCGCTTGAATGGATCAAATATAGTTGTAGTCGCTTCGTCTGCTTATAGTACAGGCGTTACCACTGTGACAATCGCAGCCGGTACAATACCATCTTCAATAACGTCGATAGAACCAGCAATACAGCCTATTGGAGCCTCAAACCTATTAGTCTTTACAAGCGATCTTTCACTTCAATCACCGACATATGCAACCGATACGGGAGCTGCAGATGCCTACGTTGCAACGTACAATCCAGTACCACTTGCGTATGTAGAAGGTATGCGTTTTAGATTCAAGGCAGCTAACGCAAATACGGGAGCCTCTACGATAAACATAAACGGACTCGGTGTAAAAACAATAAAAAAGCAGCATGACATTGACCTTGTTGCTGGTGACATCGAAGCCGGACAGATCGTTGAGATAGAATACGACGGAACGAACTTTCAAATGATTTCAGTTTCAGGCCTTGTAGCAACATTAAGTAGTGACGGATGGACTGCTGACTCTCACACTTATGTATACGTTTCAGCTTCATCGTTTAAAGTGACTGGCGTCGATCTTACCTCTGTATTTAGAGTAGGTACTAAAATAAAATTCACACAAACTACTGATAAATACTTTGTCGTAACATCCTCTTCTTTCTCAACAGATACGACGGTGAATATTGCAGTAAATACAGATTATACGATTGCAAACGCAGCTATAACAGCGCCATACTATAGTTATCAAGAAGCCCCACAGGGATATCCAGACTGGTTTACCTTTACAGTTACTGCTAACGGATTTTCTGTAGCTCCAACAATGACTGGAAGATTTAGAGTTTCCGGCCGGACGGTATTTGTAAATATAGAAACAACTGCAAACGGTGTAAGTAACGCTTCGACATTCACTATAGCTTTGCCGATAAATTCTGGAGGACATGCCCTAACGTACCAAAGCTCTGGTTTCGGAGCTGATAACACATTACCAACGTCGTTGACTGCTTTTATAGGGAATGGCGATAATCAGATAACATTATATAAAGGTGCTTCTGCAACATCGAACTGGACTGCTTCGGGGGCAAAAGGAGCAAACATAATGATGGTTTACGAGATATAAATTTAATTTTATCCTATGGCTAAAGTAACACTTACAATTCATAACGGACACCGCAACGCACAGAATGGTCAAACGGGAACTTCTGGTAAAACTTCCGATGGAAGAAAATATACCGAGGTTCAGTTGATGGACGATATTTATGCTGCTATGAAGCCTCGTCTTATACTCGCTGGTGTAGATGTTTATTACGATGATGCTGATATAAAAAGTGGAAAAGTGACAGATTATTTTATTGCGCTTCACGCTGACGGAAATGCAAATAACGCTGATATTCGTGGTGGATTCGTCGATGATAGTCCGACCGATATGGTCGCTACTGAGTCCTGGAAATTCGCGCAAGCGGTAGCTGACGCGTACTTTCCTAAGATCGGTATACCGTTCGTTCCATCACACTCAACCAACAATTCTCGATACTATTACGCCTTCTCTTTAACGGGAGCAAACACAAAGCAATTTATTATAGAACTGGGAACGATGACCAATTTAGAGGACATGGACAAGCTCGCAGATGTACCCTATGTAGCAAGCCTTTTGGTCGATGGAATACTTAATTATTTAAGACAGAATGAGCCAAACTATAAGCCTGATCCTCAACCGCCAGCGAACACAACGGATAAAGATAAGCAAATTGAAGATCTGAAAAAGCGCATTGTAGATATCCAAAAGGAAAATTCTGAAAAATTAGCAAAGGCAGAGATAGATTGCCAGTCAAGATTACAGGCTTTTAAGGATTTGGTGCGTAAAGACCTGCAAAAGTTACTAGATGGATATAAATAAAATGGGAAAAAAAGATACTGATAGTAAGACAGACTTAGCAGTAATAAAGGAGAAAGTTGAAACTATGAAATCCGGTATAGAAAGAATTGAAAGTAGACTCGAACGAAGCTATGTAACAAAAGAGGAATTTGATCCTGTTAAAAAAATAGTATATGGTCTGGTAGGATTGATACTTGTTGCAGTTGTGACGGCGCTAATTGCTTTAATAATTAGAAAACCTGTATGAGACTACAAAAAACAATATACAAACTGTCGATGGGAGTAATTCTTGCAGCGAGTATTATTACTATATATATTGGATACTTACTTTTTTATCCAGTAGATGTAATAAAAATAAAAGAGCCACTTAAAGTTGATAAGAAAGAAGTTTACCAATGTCGTTTAAATATCAAGTAAACAATATAAGGACTGAAACATACAGTTTTCAAACAGAGCCTTTCAGAGTTTTAGATAAAACAGAAAATCAGAAAAAGATATTTGAAATTCCTGATGGGGAGGTGAAATAAAATGGACTTAACACAATACGTTATTGCGACGGCAACTCTCATCGGTTTCGTTAATGGAGTGAAGCTAGCTATTGATCATAATTGGAATAGCTTTGGACTTTTTGCTGTATCAGTTTTAGGAGGAACTCTTTTTGGATTCCTTCACTGGTTCATGCTTCCGAGCCCAGAAGTAGGATTCGCTCTTGGTATAGCTGCTTCTGGTACATATGAAGTGGCACAACGAGCCGGAGGTAAGTAAATATCACCCCCAGGGCAATACCTGGGGGATTTTTTTAATGACTCATTTTATCGACTATATCTATCTCATTAAGTAAATCTTCAACAACCGCTAAATTATCAGCACATATCGCAAGACCTTCTGCATTGATCACTTGATCCAGAAAAGCAACCTGATTATCACTTGGTTTCTTTCCAATATCTTTTACTTCTATAGCGATAAACTTCCCTTTGTAACAAGCTAAAATATCAGATACGCCTTTCTGTCTTGGTGGTATAAATTTACCATCGGGCTTTCGTATACCTCCGTTGTTTATTTTTACTGCTACGCCACCGCGTGATTTAATGTACTCGAGTATTGACTTTTGTGTTATTTTTTCTGTAGAAGCCATAATGTTATTTAATTTATATCTCTACCCAAATCAGTTCGCTCATCTTTCTCCTGGCGTTTTTTATGATATTCGTTTATACACGCCGGATCTGTACACCATCCAGCTTCATGCGCTTCATCATTTAACTTAATCATAATATCTTCGTACACCCTAATAACTTGCTGTGTACCCATGATAAAACCGGCTGCAAGGGCAGTTTGAATAAGCTGCTGTAGTAGTGCTGCTTCCGTTCCACTAAGTGCCAAAGAAATGGCATTACGATGTTTTACCATGTTTGTTTTTTCTACTTCTAATATACGTTTCAATTCCCATACCTATCAAACATAAAATGATACACGCGATTAATATTGGCAAACCAATATGATCATTAAATCGAATTATGTCGTATCCTGTTCCGTGAAGTAACGAATGATGTATCGGCGCTTCTGTTACACCCATTATCTATATTGTGGGAATGAATGATAACGTCGAGCTTCCCTGGCTCTCTTATTGTAAATTCTATTCTGCCTTTTCTTGCGGTTTATTTGTTCCTGGCGTGCGCGAACCCTTTTTGGTCTACCGGCAAAGTCACGCATAAATGCTGCGTTTATTTTCTGTATCTTCTCAGCGCTACGCTGTACCACCTTTCCGAAGTGATAGGTTGCAAACGCCATAATAGGTATTTTTCGTGATTTCTTTTTTACTGTTGGCGTTACTTTAATATCAACACCTTCTATTTTCTCTACAGTAGTAAGTTCCTTTTTTTCTTCCATACATTGATTATAAATTATATAAACGAGAAGCACACCAGAGCGCTATACCAATTAATATGAAAGTCAATGCGACTTTTACAAGGGTTAGCAGCTCTGGTGTTAGTCCGAACATATTACTTTTTTATCAGTTCATCCAACTTTTCATTAAACACTCTTTTGTTTTTGTGATCCAGCTTTTGATACTGTTTTTTTGCTGGTCGATACTGCAGGTTTTGAGCCCTTGCCAGTTTTCTTATTTTCTTTGCTACTTTGTTTTTCATCTGTTGCTTTTAAAAATGATAATAGTCCCATCATCGGATCGCGTGTCATACTGATTAGCTTCATTTTAACCTGAGTTACTTCTGAGCTGATCATCAGCATCAGATAAAGTGCTTCATTCATGTCTTTTACCTGTACCTTTTCATAAACATCTATCATTACTTGCTGTTGATTTAAGGCAACACCGCCACCTTTTTTATCAAAAAAAGTATTGACAGATGCTTCAAGAACTTCATGTACTATTTCGTGCATCTCATCATATCTTTTACTACTGACTCCAAAAATATCTGGCAAATTAGCCCTTTTTACTGAAAGTGTTTTTTTAATTTCTTCCTGAATACCCATAGGTCTATATTACAAACAAATTTTAATTATCCGAAAATTTCCTGAGCAAACCCACTCAGGTGGAACACAGTTGCAACTATCGTGGCGGTTGTCGTTACGAACTCACCAAGAAAGTAGTTGGCGCTTAGTAGAGCCACAAGTGTTCCTACGAAAAGCATAGCTCTTACTATTATTCGATGGCGCTTTTTTTTAATGTACCGTACCATGTAAACCTCCTTTCAATGGTAACTTATAACTTTAGAAGGGAATATCCTCTGGCGCTACGTCCTGATTGTTTTCATGTTTGGAGGACGTATGTGCTGCCTCTGGTGTAATCTCTCCTTCTTCTGCCTGGGATTTGTTTTCCATCAAAACAAAGTCGTTCAATACTACTTCGGTTATAGATCTTTGCTGGCCGTTCTTGTCAGTAAATTCCCGGTATGTTATGCGTCCTTCCACATACACCTTACTGCCTTTTCTCAATAACTTCTGAGCCAACTCGCCTAGTTTTTGCCAGGCAACAATACGGTGGAATTGCGTATCTTCTTTTTTAACTCCGGAAGCATCAGTCCACGTTCTGTTTGTTGCGATTCCGAAACTACACACCGCGCTCCCACTCGGTGTTGTTTTCAAATCAGGATCGCGCGTAAGGTTTCCGATCAGTTCGATTCTGTTTAGTGATCTTGCCATAGTTATAATAAGCCCTCTGATTCGAGAAATTTATAAAGTTCAGGACCTTCGGTATCAATTACAAAACGCACTTCTTTTATATGTCGTGGTGTTTTGTAGATCATTGTACGATCGTACTTTTTATATGCTGGGTTGTATCGGTAAATATAAGCGCGATCAATATTCCGTAACTCCCATTGTTGTTCGTTCCACAAGCCAGACTTTTTATTCGGCTCAGTCATAAGAGAAAGTACCAGGAAATAGAAAGGTATTTGTAGCGTATTTGAAAAGTCAGCACTATCTGATCCTTCACTTGCTTTTATTTCTATGATTCCGTTTTTTGCTAATATGTCCATTTCAAACGAAATATCGAATTGTTCGTTATAGCTTACAGCTCCAGAGAACTTAGGTATTGGTTTGTCAAGTGGCATAGATCCGAGTTCAGGAGGTAAAGTATAGTTCTGCATGACGTAATCTTCCACATACTTATCAAATTTAATACCGATATTTTGAGCCTCAGTATTTTCTCCTTTAATATGTAGATACGTATTACCTACCTTGACCAGATCTTTCTTTAGCCATGCGTCCATTAAGCTGTACGATATTCTCAGTTTATTCATATTTTTTAACGTTCGACCAATTTTGTAAAAATGTTTCGATTGTTTTATAGGGAACAGTTCTATATCCAGGGATACCAACTTCTTGTGATACCGGGGTTATCGCCATATCTGTTCCTACCACAAGTCTTTCAAAGAAATTGAATCTATGAATGTACAGCTTATATTTTTTATTTGTTCGATATCCCATGCTCCAATCCTCACCTACGAATTTAGCTTCAACTGTAAATGTGGTCATTCGCACACCTCCTTTTCTCCGACTTCACGTATTGATACTTTTAGCGCGCGGTCCCTCAGTTTTATACCGTCAGGTAATTCGCCCGTTTCTTTAATGTATTTTGCTACGTCGGTACTGAGTAGCTTGACTACCTCTTTCTTCTCAGCAAACCCCATTTGAACAGCAAGGTTAGGGTCTGCAATTTCGTATCTCGATCCGGCAGCCATACGGTATACTTTAATACGTTCACCTTCGATTCGGAGTGTATTCAGTTTTTCCATTTCAGTAGTCAGGTAATCTTTTATTTTGTTCTCCACCTCTTCAAGATCTTTCTTATATTGTTTCAATCTGATAAGAGCTTGTTCGGCGCTTTGCTGCATGACGAACTTGCCACCTTCTTCCTGAATTGGTTTAAGATCATCTTCATGTATATGTAAAACTATGTCGGTCATACTGATGTGATAATTAATTATTAACTGGTTCTGTCGGATTTTCACGCTGTTTATTTAATGCGTTTTCTTTATAATCCTTCAAGAGTTTTTTAGCTTCTTCAAAGGTCAAGTTCGATTCATCCTCATTACAAAACCTTCCTTCTGGCAAAACAATTTTATTTTGTTTTACTAAGGCAGATATCCACCTTCTCATCGTAGGTGTTGGATCACCTGTTTTATTTTCAAATCCGTCGTCCATATCTTCTGTGGGAGCCGGTGAAAATCCAGCAAGTACCACTACCCAGGCAAACATCTGTCTTAAAGCTCTAGCTCCAGCGCGCGTTTGTGCCATTGAGCGAATACTGTATAACGGCTTTCCTTGCCATTTTTTTTCATCACTCATGCACATACTGTCAGCTCCACCAACAACCTTACCTTCCCGATCAATTACTTCAACGACCGCTTCATACCCTCGAATACCTCCTATCTCAACTAAATTTGTTGACTTTGTCCTTACGTTACACCCGTAAAATTTACCGACCATTTGCCACGCTTCAAAAGATAAGTGATCTTTTGTTCCTATTTTAGTCGCCCATTTATTCAGTTTTACCAGCCTCATAAGTTCCTGTGCAGCCTTCTGACCTTCCGCTAGTATTTCTTCTGGCGGTTTTGCCAGTCCCATCATTGTTGTTGTTTTTGTTATTTCTCCGGTTTCACTCATTTCTTACCACCACCTTTTTCGATAAATGCAATCAGATCTTCTTTTTTATAACGACGATCACCGCGTGAGTTAATCCGAAAAGCCGGTATGAAGTCACCGCGCTTTCCCCACCTCTTCAATGTCAGAGGAGATATCTTCATATATTTTGCTACTTCTTTTACAGTCAGTATATCCGGCAAATCATTCATTGACATAATTATAGCTTAGGAAAAACTTGTAATATTTCAAGAGATTTTTCTATTTTTTGTATCAGGTCTTTTCCATTTAAATTTTTCGGTTCATCTATAATCATGCTTTCATACTTAGATACCAGAGCTTTAAGTCGACCTATATTCAGTGATAGCTTTGTTATTTCTCTATTTCTTACCGATGGTAAAAGTGGTCCGTATACTGGCATATGTAATTAATATGTAAATTATAACTTTCCTAAAGGTAACTATACCTTTATAACAGGTAATTGATAATATGTTATAATCAGTTTATGACTACTAAAAGTTTTTTCCATAAGCTATTGAAACTGGCTTCACAGCCTGTAAAATCATTAAAGGGAAAAGTGACTGACCACGAAAGTTATAACGCCAAATAAACTCATTTACATAGAGCTGTAGATATTTTGGTGAAACTAGGTGATGTGTTCCACTTATTGACCGCTTCATTTGTGACCAAAATCCCTCAATGCTATTGGTATGAATTTGTCCTCTGACATATTCACCTGTTCCATGTTTGACAGTTTCATGTTTGTATCCATTCACAGCTATTCTGCTATAACTTCTTAATTCATCGGTCATTATAGTACTATCTTTAGCTATGGAACTATTGATTATTGGTTGAAGTGTTTTTAACTTTGTGTCAGGAATTACTTGTCCTATCGCTTTGCCTTGCCGTTCAATCATGCCAAATACAGGTGTTTTACCTTCAGCCCCAAGACCACGTTTACCTTTATGCTTACCACCTATGTACGTTTCATCAGTCTCGATTGTTCCTGATAAAGGATTTTTTGCCGAAACAAATAGTATGCGTATCTGCTTTGCAAGCCTCCATGCACACTTATAAGTAACACCTAGTTGTCGCTCCAGTTCTTTTGCTGCAACTCCATTACGGCTTGAGGCAAATAGAAAGATAGCGTGAAACCATAACGTAAGGGGTGTAGACGACTTGTGGAAGATAGTATCAGCTAAAGGAGATACAGTATAGCCACAGACACAATCAAAGCGTTTCCTGCCCTCTATGAGGTAGAATTTGCCCTTCTGTTTACATTGTGGACATTTAAATTTTTTACCATAGCGGTTATCAAAGACAAACTGTAAGCATTTACTATCAGTCCCAAATTCGGCTCGTAAGTGTTTAATTGTGTATTTCATATCTTTGCCCCTGCCTCTCTGAGTGCGGATAAAATTTGATATTTGTGCCAAACTTCCAATTTGTAGTGTGGATGCCAAGTTTCCTCTATCGGTCTAAGGAAATAAAGAACATAATCAAGAAGTGTTTTACCTTGGCTTGCAAAATAAGCGTTAGGGTGTGGTCTTTTTTGAAGCTCTGGTTTAACAGCCTCAAACTCGTTTTCAATTTTATCTAATGCTTCTTGTTCGGCTTTCTTTTCTGCTTCATATTGAGCCTGTCGGGAAACTTCTAATTTTTCCTTGCGTAGCTCGTTTTTAACCTCTTTGTCTTTGGCTTTCACAACCTTGCTAAGTTCGGTATCGTGGAGGTCATCAACACAAACGCAACCAAGCTCAAATACAATGCCATCAGAGGACTTGCAGATGTAGATGTGAGCAATAGGTCTGCCACAGTGCATACAGTTGCCGTTTCCACCGACCTTGACCCCATTTTGGTCAGTAGTAACAGGAGAATACCTGTAACCAACTAGCTGATAGGGGGCTTTTCCAAAACCGTCTTTTTCAAATTTATGTTGTTTCATAGCTTCATTATACACCTATTTTACCTGTTGTCAAGGGATAGTTACC